ATCCAGGAGCTTGTCGCTTGTGGCTTGAAGCTTGACGCTTGTCGCTCAGGGCTTGACGATTGTGTTAATCATCTTTGTCGGCTTGGAGCTTGACGCTTGTTGCTTGCTGCTTGATGCTTCAGGAGCTTGTTGCTTGCCGCTTGAGGCTTGCTGCTTGGAGCTTTGGCCCGGACCAGGCGAACGCTGATTCCCAGCCGTCGCCGGTTCTTTGCTAATTGCCTGATCCGATTTATCCCTTGGGATTCTGTAAAATTTTGGATGTCTAAAAACAAATGTCATAATTAATGTTTACCGTATATAATACTTTTAACGTCTTTATTCCAGCATGCTCTGCAGTCCAAACACTTGCCGCCCTGGTCCGGTGCGGGGCAGGTTCGAGCTTCGCCAGTGGTGACGCCTGAGTCATGAGACCAGGCACCTGTTGCTGGTCCATCTATTTTAGATCTTGATAATCTAATTATTAAATTGTCCGGTACCTCTTCAGGAGCTGGCAGGAATGCGCGCTCTTGAGTTGGCAGCCAGTGCTTGGTGTTAGGTGTTAACCTGCACACCTCTAAAATCTTTTGCATATGTTCAGGCCCCTGGACGTCGCCGGCGTCATGCCATCTAAACCATTTTTGACGTTTAATAACTGTAACCATCGCATCAACCCACAGCGGTGACTTGATTGCCTCCAGCCTTCTATATTGAGCTGCTTTGATTGCCGGATACCTTGTATAGTTGCCCTTCATTGCATAACAGCCATAGCAAGGCGTGCCAGGAATCTTAGCCAGTTTCTGGCCGGTCTTGCAGGCCCACGCTGGAAGGCTGTAAGATAGTCCGGGCATTTTAGACGTTCTAGTAAATGAGTCTGTAATTTTTAAAGCTTCTTTAACTTTCATAATTTTCTCCTATAATATCCCATATTAACACATCTTGAGCCGGCTGTCAAGTGCTTGCTGCTTGAGGCTTGCCGCTTGTTGCTTGTCGCTTGTAGCTCGGGTTTTTAATTTTTTCGATCCCCAGCATCCGCAGCTGTGACCTGCTCAGGGTCCGGCCCTTGTTAATGTTTAGAAATGATTCAGGCCGCATCACGTGCCCATCGCTGTTCCGGTATAAAAAACTGTATTTACTTTCTCGCATTCTTTCTCCTATATAATCTCATATAAACAATTGTCAAGCTTGCTGCTTGCCGCTTGCTGCTCAGGCCCCCTTCATGACTGCGCGCGTTTACCTCCAGCCAGGGGACCATCACGACCAGTGAGAATGAGGCCCGGAGTCTATTGTTTACTAGCCGGCCAGGGCCTATCACTGTATCCAGTGCTCACTGATCCCAGATCTACTGAACCCATAAATCGCGTGGGTCTATATGGATGCATCCATCCAGTAGATCAGGGATCAGCCCTGTTCCGCCGTTAGCTAGTATCGGTAACCTGCGAGAGTATTAACTAGCACTCCAAGTCGCAGTTTAGGTCACGACAACTGATCCCAGATCCTGCTAGCTGAATTTAATTCGACACAGGATCAGGGATCAGCACCCCAACGAAGACGGCTCTTAGCGAGCGGTGTGACGTGGGGTCTTTACCCACTTGTTTGAGTTTAACGACGTCGGAACAAGTAAACGGACGCAATATATAAATAGTGGTAAATATTTATATATAATCCTATATAATCTCATTGACAATAAAGTCAAGTTAATATAAAAGTTTTTTTAATTTTAATTAACAAGAAAGGTAAAAATGCAAAAAGAAAAAAGACTAACTCTCAATGCTGAAAAAAGAAATAGTATCGCTGATGTATTTCAATCACATTGGGAAAGACAAGATAGCCCTGTAATGCAAAAATATTATGAGGCAAAAGAAACTTACAATCAAGTAAGAGAACAGATGAAATCTGTTGTTGAAACTATTGTAAGAAAATATCAACCCACAGAAGATGTTGAAACTATTAGAGCCATGAATAAAAAATATGGTTCTAGTGGTGGCGACCTATACCATGATAATTGTTTTAGATTTAGATATAATTATCAAGAAGTAGATAACGAGGGTAATGTTCAAGACGAATATAAAAATGCTGATGTAAATTTCAGTTTAGATGATATTCGTTCTTTTGGTTATGCTTATTATCGTGATGATATAAAAGCAAAAGGTTTTGACGCTGACTTTAAATATCGTTGGAGTGAAGAAAGAAGAAACCCTAGATACTATGAACAAGAAGAAAACATAGACAAGTTTTTAGGTTATCGTAATTCTTCAAACGAGGATAAAGGTCAAGCAATAAAACCAAATGCTGAGTGGGAAAATGATTTTAAACTTTGGGTCATTGGAACTTCTTATTGTCATTCAAGACAATTCATAGTTAATGAAACCGAGTACAAAATCTTAAACTCTTATAATGTTGCTAGAGATAATGTTATTCTAGCACATGAAAAAATCTTTGAATACACAAATGAGAAGATGAAGAAATTAAGATTAGGTTTAAAATCTTACAGATACTTTGACCAAGCAAAAGCACTAGCCGATAAACTCGGTGTACCTTTAAATGAAAGTATCTTAAACGAAAGTAGTAGTTTGGCTCTATCAGTTTATAGTCCAGAAAATTTAGCAAGTCTTTTGGAAGATAAGGTTGAAATGACTAGAGAAGAAAAAATTGCTATGTTTAGACAATCTCAACAATCTGTTAATTAAACACTTGACTATGGGAGTGTCCTATGCGATACTCCCATATCAACAGAAAGGAAAAAATGACAAAAACATTCTACATAACTTATTGGGCTGACAAGCACAAAAAACACATAACAAGACAAGGTAAGCATGACGAGAAGTCAAGATATGGCGTTGCTAAAAATGGAACACCTTATTATGTTTATTATGATTTAGACGCACATGGATATAGAACTGCGACTACATCTTGGAAAGTGAGGCACTAAATGGCTGAACAAGGTACATTGCATTTTGAAGTAATAGATAAAAATAAACAAAAGGCTCATGAAGATAAAGTTGAAATGAAAAGTGAACTTATAGAGTTTATAGAAAAATCAAACTCTTATGATTTACAAAAAATGTATGAGCAAATGAACAAACTTTTAAAGGGGGACAAATGAGTTATCAATGGTGCCATGGACCAAGATGTCATGAACGAGTTACAACTGACCGAGTGCGAGGAACTAAAGGAAACAAAGTTTTAAGAACTCGTAAGATTAGGGAAACTAATTGGAATAAGAATAACTGTTGGTCACATTTTTGTAGTCAAGGTTGTTGGACTGATTTTATGTATAAACATTGGGACCAATTTATAAGACTACACCCAAGAACCGAGCCACTCGAAACGCCAATCGAGGACCCTAAGAAAACAACCCATTCTAATAATTATGGATATAGTTGGTCAAATACAGAAATAATTAAAAAGACTGTTGACAATCCTACAGACTCTAGTGTAGGATAATCCTAATTAACAGAAAGGAAAAAATGACAAAAACACTAAAAAAAGAATATCAACCAGGCGGTTCTAAAAGACAATACATTTTAGATAAAGCGGTTGACTATTTACTTCAACCAGGGTTGCAAGCTGACAAGCATGCATTCTGTACAAGTTATTTAATGATGACAGAAACAGAATACCTGGAAGCGCTTAACAAAGCTACGAACGGTGGCGTTGTGGAGGCTGTATGGAACTAAAGATCATAGACAATGTTAAAGATGAGCCGGATCTAAAAACGGCTCAAGACTTCGTCGGTGGGTATGTTGAGGGCATCTCATTCCCTAACGGTGACTATCTTATAGTAAATGAGGAAGGTAAGCTTAGAGGTTTAGAACTTAACAAACCTGCAACTAAGTTATGGCGTGAGACATTTACAAAAGATAAATATGCTTTTGGTTATGATGACTGGGTTAGTGGACCTGCGATCTTAATCAAGAAACAGGCGCTCAAACGTTGGGCGTAACCTTTCTGCCCTCACCCTAACGGGTGAGGGGTCCCAATCCATTTTAATTCTCAAATAGTTTTTTATATAATCAATCCCCTTATTACAAAAAGGGGTCCCACTACTTTAGGTTGTAAAGCTTGATTTAGACATTTATAGATGGTATTTTCATTTTACATCTGAAATAAGATGCCAAAAAAAATTATAAAAAATTTTTTTCAAATGAAGATAGATATAAAAGACCCTGGAAAGATATTAGACATAGCTTCTAAGTTACCACCTGACGTAGCCAAAGAGTTTACTAAAACATATTTTAAAATCCAAGAGCTGGATAAGAAGGGAAACATAAAAAAAGACTTTATGTCTTTTGTTAAACATGTTTGGCCTGACTTCATAGAAGGATCACACCACAAAAGAATTGCAAATATATTTAACAGAATTGCAGATGGTGAACTAAAACGACTAATTATAAACATGCCCCCTAGACATACAAAGTCTGAGTTCGCATCATTCTTGTTTCCAGCGTGGATGGTAGGTCGTAATCCTAAACTAAAAATTATTCAATCAACTAACACAACAGAATTATCTGTAAGGTTTGGTCGTAAAGCAAAACAACTTATGGACGACCCTCTGTATAAAGAAGTCTTTGACACCAGACTAAGAGAAGATTCTCAAGCTGCTGGTAAATGGGAAACAGAACAAGGTGGTGAGTATTATGCTGCCGGTGTTGGATCAGCGATCACAGGTCGTGGTGCTGACCTTCTAATTATTGATGACCCACACACTGAACAAGATGCACTAAACTCACAAGCTCTTGAGCGAACATTCGAGTGGTATTCTTCTGGTCCACGTCAACGTCTACAACCAGGCGGCACAATTATTTTGGTAATGACAAGATGGAATCAAAAAGATTTGACCGGTAGATTATTATCTGCTCAATCAGAACCAAAAGCTGACAAATGGGAAGTCGTAGAGTTTCCAGCAATCATGCCATCAGGTAAACCTGTTTGGCCTGAGTATTGGAAGATAGAAGATTTAGAATCTGTCAAAGCCAGTATTCCTTTAACCAAATGGAATGCGCAGTACATGCAAGATCCAACGTCAGAAGAAGGAGCAATCATCAAAAGAGAATGGTGGGTAGATTGGGACAAAGATTACATACCACCTTTGGATCACGTTATACAATCTTACGATACAGCTTTTATGAAAAAAGAAACTGCAGACTATAGTGCTATTACAACGTGGGGTGTGTTCAAACCAAAAGAAGACGGGCCACAATGTATTATATTATTAGACGCTATCAAAGACAGATACGAGTTTCCCGAACTTCGTCGCGTGGCTCTAGAACAATATAAATACTGGGAACCTGAAACAGTTATCGTTGAATCCAAAGCGTCTGGATTACCTCTAACATACGAACTAAGAAATATGGGGATACCTGTAATTAACTTTTCTCCATCAAAAGGTCAGGATAAACATACCCGTGTAAACTCGGTTGCACCTTTATTTGAATCTGCTATGATATATGCTCCAAAGAAAAAGGAGTTTGCGCAAGAGGTCATCGAAGAGTGTGCAGCTTTTCCTTTTGGCGATCATGACGATCTTGTGGACTCGATGACACAAGCTATCATGCGTTTTAGACAGGGAGGCTTTTTACTACACCCTGAGGATTATGAAGAGGATGAACAACCTAAAAGGAAATTTGAGTATTATTGGTAAGTATGAACGCATTATTAAAATTATTAGCTTCAATTGTAAACTTAACTAGAGCAGGTGGTCTTAAAAACATTGATCAGGTTTATGGCATTGCAAAAAGAGAACTAGGTGACAAGTTTAATGCAGCCAAAAAACAAATTGATATGGCTTTTAAAGAAGGTCAAAAACAAAAAAAATTAGACGACAGAACCAAAGATATTAAAAAAATAGACGAGTCTGTTGTATCAGAAGGTATTGAAACCCTAGTTGATACTAAGTCAGGTAAATCAATTATGGATCAGATACAAGAATCTAAAACTAAAATTGAAGATGCAAGCTCTAAAATATCAAAAGCTCAAAAAGAAATTGATGATATGTATAGACCTAAGACTGATGAAGAAATTGAAAAGAAATTTAATGATGAGTCTGAGCTAATGAAAAGACTTGAGGAAAAAATTAAGAATATGCAAAATGTTGAAAACATTTCAACCGGTCTTACAAGAACAATAGCTAGAGAAATTTTATCAAAAAGAGGAATTGATATACCTAAAGGTAGAGATGCTATAGAATTATTTAGAGAAAAATTTGGTCAGGATGTGTTAATTGATATAAATAATCTTGCTGAAGAATTAGTTGAAATGGATAGAATGGGTAAAAAACCCAAATCACTAACTCAGATTATAGAGCAAGAAGGTTTCTTCGACGTTAAAATGCCAAAGGAACCACCTCAAGGATACACTCCAGAGGAACTTGCAGATATTCAAAAAGAAATAGAACAAGAAGATATTTTACTTAAGTTTGACACCACCGATAGAAAGCCAAACTCAATGGGTGGTATTAATAGAGTCCATTACGCTCAAGGTAAGTTAAAGATAATACAATTTTTAGCTGGTAAAGGAAAAAATCTTATGGATGAAATTAAAGAGAGCATAGATAATCTTTTTTTATCAGGTGATGCAAAGTATGATGCGGACGTAGTTGTTGATGATGTTCTAGAACAATTCGGTGTTGATAGAGAGATGTTTGATCAAAAAGATATTATCGACACTTATGGCAAAGCATATGACATGATTGTAAAAGGCGCTAGAGAAACAGACGAAATTAAAAAGATGGCACCTAAGATGGTGGAGAGACTAGAAATAAAAGCAAAGTATCCTGGTATTGATGACGATCTTGTAGATAAAATTTTAATAGACGATAACCCACAAAGAAAAGCAGAACTACTTGCAACACTTGATGAAGCATTTAGAATGATGGAAAAAGGTAAAGGCCCTGATGAGATTATAGAAATATTTAAAAACCAAAATAGAACTAAACAAGCAATGGGAACAGGACCAGACGGTCTATCTGAAATAACAGACCTGTATGAAAAAATAAGAATTAAAAACGTTCAAAAACAAAAAGATCAAGAAGACAATAAACAAATGAGATTTAGAAAACTTCTTGCATCAAATAAATTTCCAGAACTAAATACTTTCTTAGAAGCAGAACTAAACGAAGATGATGAGAAAGTAGAATTAGATGTTAGAACAAATCTTGCAGTAGGTGGCTCGCCATTTACAGCAGAACAAATTGCACAGAAAAAACAACAATCATATTTAGACTACCTTGCAAGACAAGGTGCAACTAGTGCAAGCACAGGTTTCAGAGGACCAGCTAGCAGTGTTGGTGCTAATTTATTCTCGACGCCCGCTACGAGTAGCACGACTGGAGGATCGAGTGGCTCGCAGCCAAAACCTGCAGCACCATATAATCCAAACGCAGGTGGAGGAACTACATCATCAGGAGGTGGTTCATCAATAGTAACAGGTGGTTCAAACAATCAAACATCAACAGGTAGCTCGACACAAGGAACGAGCAACGCGAGTAATTATGTTACAAGTCCAGGAGGCGGAAGAGATATGGGTAATGTAATGAGTAACCTTTCATATACCGCAGGAGCAATTGATCCAGATTCTATAGATGAAAAATATGCTAACGTTCAAGCTTATTCATTTCCAGAAGGTTCTCAAGAAAGAAAACTAGCTTATATAAAACAAGGTTATAGTGGTTACTTACCAGGAGAAAAAAACAATCCTTACACATCAGTTGATACTGGTGATCTTGGAAGTACAGCTGCGAACGTTGCAGCGAATAAAGCAGCTACAGGTACAAATACAGGTACAAATCAAGGAGCTGATGCCAATGATGGTTTTGAAATTTTTACAGATAGTGCAGGTACTAAACGTATTACTCAAGATCAATATAATCAAGCTAAGTTAGAATTTTTAAAATCAGAAGGAAAAATTAGTCAAGATGCAACAGTTAATGACTTAGATAAACAAGAAGGTGGGCCAAGAAATGCAAGTTTAAACATAGCTGCTAAAGAATATATTGAAAATAAATATGGAACCTCATCAATACTTTCACCAAGCCCAAAAACTGCTTATACACAAATAGGAGGTGGTGCAGACTTTGCACAAATTACATCACTACCTGAAACTCAAGATTTTGCAGCATCAATTCAAGCTGAAACTGATGATAAAAATATTTTAGAAAAGGCAAATGAGTTTGCAACTAAACACAATAAAACTATTACAGCGGCTTCATTTTTATTAGATGCTGTAATACCTGGTTTAGGTAAAGCAATTAGAACAGCTCAAATGTTAAATAAAGGATATAATTTTGTAGCAGATGCAAAAAATAAAGGAATAGAGGATGCAATTAAAACAGGGATAGGATTAACAGATACAACAACAAATACAGGTCGTTCAAATCAAGACGATGCAAGAGATATTACAGCAAGATTAGAAACGGAAGTAACAGCTCAAGATAAAATAGATGATAGAGGTAGAGGATCAACTAACATTGGTGTAACTTCTAAACCTAAACCTGCAAACCCGGCAACAATTGGCGGCGGTGGCGGTGGTAGAGATATGGCAACCGCTCCTAAATCTACACCTAAACCTTCTGCACCGAAATCAAAACCTTCTACATCTTCAGGTGGTGGCGGCGGTGGTGGTAGAGACATGGGAAGCGCACCTAAATCTTCACCCACAGGTACAAACAAACCTGGAACTAACAGAGGAATTCCTGACAGAGGTAGAGGTCAACCTTCTGCACCTTCAAGACCTTCTTCACCTACAGGCACAAATAGACCTGGTGGTGGCGGCGGAGGCGGTGGCGGCGGAGGAGGCGGCGGTGGCGGCCGTTGGTGCTGTTCACAAATGGTTCACCATGGATTATGGGATAAAGCTCAACAGTTTTCTCGTTTAACAGTTTGGTCTAGTAAGCAACCTGATTGGTGGCGTTCTGGATATAATGTTTGGGGTAAAGTAGTTGCAAAATATTTATTAAACAAAAAAGGTTTTTGGACAGATGTTATGCAAGCTTTCTATGATAACCACGTTAGAAAACAAAAAAGAACTTTAAAATCTACATTAGCAGATATTATTATATATCCAGGTAGTTTTGTTTGTGGTTTATTTTCTAAAGAAATACCTGTAAAACCAAGATTAGCTAGTAAAGAGGAATTAAGATAATGATAAAAGAAACTTTAATGCAAAGATTACAAAGCCTTACTGCAGAAGACATGCAAGTATTGGATGATGTATTAACTCCATCAGTTAGTGACGTGTTAAATAAAATTGTTCCAGAAATAGAACCTTTAATAACTCAGTTTACTCAAAATGATGAAAGAGAAAATTTCGCTATAGGTGGATCACTTGATTTAGCAGCTAGAAAAAAACAATCATATGAAGATTATTTGGCAAGACAACCAGGTGCGAAACCACCAACACCAACAGCTCCGCCTGCGCAACCTGCACCCCCGACAGTTCAACCACAAGCGCCGACAGCTCAACCCGCACAACCTGTAGCTCCACAGCCTGCAGCTCCACAGCCTGCAGCTCCACAACCTTTTGATATGTCTAAATATCAGGGTGGTACATTTACAGGTGGTATAGAAGACTCAAGAAATATAGCCCTTGGAGATTTAATGGACCTAGGAGTTGATGTTAGTAAATACAGAAGTATGACACCAACAGATACAAGCGGACCAAAATTTAAAGGTCTTTCAATAAATGAAATTTTTGCAATGGACGAACAGACAGCTAGAGACAAGCTTGGTTTTGATCCAACTGATCCAGACGCTAGTCCTGAGTTTGAAGAATTTTTAAGAGTTAATGATCCAGGTCCTCAATTAATTGGTCCAGGTGGCCCTCCAGGAATGAAAACTGAATTTAAAAATCAAGATGAGCTTGTACAAATTTTAAACAGAGCAATTCCAAACTATATGCAAAAAGCTCAAGAGATTGGTGAAGACTATACTCTAGACGAAATGTTAGCAATGAGTGATGATGAGCTTGCAATGATAGAAGATAGATATGATAAAAAAATGGGTTATGGTAAGTATAGAAAAACATCAGCGCAACCACAATATACAGGTCCAACTAATTTTACTTATGGTGGTGGACAAACTGGTGTAGCTACACCTGCCTATAATCAAGGTGGTAGAGTTGGTTTTAAATCTGGTGGTGAAAATAAAAGAGTTAAAAAATACATGAAACCGGACTACGACCAACCTTTCGATAAAATATCAAAATCAGAAAGAAATAAATTTAATAAACTTACTTCAACTTTATCAAGCTATGCTAAAAACTTAAACAAGCTAAAAAAGAAAAAAGCAACCACAGGTGCACAAAAAAATCTTTTAGTTCAAAATGAAAAGGCTAGAAAAACCGCTTTGAAAAGATTAAAGCAATTAAAAAAACTATACTCTGGTGGTAAGAGTGTATAAGCCTAGTCCAAGTCATCAACGATTTTTAAATATTATTACGGAACAAAATCGTAAGAATTTTGCTATTGGTGGTGGAGCTTTTTTAGGAACTGATCTTGGCACACGTGAGGGTTTTTCAGAAACGAAAAAAAATTTAGAATTAGATAGAGCTAAAGGAATTTTAGGTAAGTTAAATTATAGTTTTGATTCTTTATTAAGAGATTTAAAAAAAGGTAAAACTACAAATCAAATAGCTAATGAGTTATATAAAAAAAATAAACAATTTTTAGACAAATACGATGCTGGCCGAATTCAAAAATTAAACCCAATTGTTTTAGTAGAACAATCTTTAAAAGATAGAATAAGAAAACAACGAGACTTTGTTAAATTAAGTAATAGAAATCAAAAAGTTTTTAATTCTAAAAAAGAACAATCATTAAGAGATTTTAATTCATTTATAAAAAAGAATAAATCAAAATATAAAAAAATGTATGATCAAAATATTGCAGGAGCTCCTGAAAAATTTAAACAAGACTTAAAATCTTTTTTAGAAAATAAATACCCTGAATTTATAAAAGAATCAGAAGGAGGTACATATATAACAAAAGGGACAAAACTTTTTACTCCACTAAAAGATTTGGGAAGAGAGGTTACACAAGCTGGAGATTATGGAATTGAAAAATATATAAATAATACAATTAAAGAATCATTAGGTATTCCATTAAAATCTAAAGCTGGAGAAGGTAGTTCTTTAGATCGTATGCAAAGAAAATATAATTTAAGCACACGACAACTTTTAGATGTTGCTAAAAAACAAGGTATAATTCCTGAAAAAGATCCTATGACAGGTAGTCCAATTAATAGTGAAGATGCTTATTATAGATATATTAAACGAACTGAAGTAGATCCTATATATAATTTATTTGATAAACGTTTTAAATTTGGAGCAGAACATTTAGGTGGAATTAGTAGAGCAGCTAATATAGGTGATCCTGAAGCATTAACTAAAATGACAGCGATAGATCCTTATGTTAATAGAGTTTTAAAAGGAAGTAATTTAGATAAAAAAGTAAGCACTCAAATAAATCTTGCTAAAGAAACTGGAAAGAAAAAATATTTAGATATAGCTAATGATTTAATTAAACAGGGTGAAAAAGATTTTGGTCTCAAACTTACAAAATATAAATTTAAAGATAATAAAATAGTTCCAATTCATCCTAAAGTTTCTATAGATGATCCAATTGTAAAAAAAGCAGAAAGAGCTATCAAAAGTTTTATAGCGACTAATAGAGATAAAACAAAAGAATTTGAATTACTCCCTGAAGATTTGAAACAATCCATAAAATTATTTAAAGAAAACAATTTACCGAAAGCTAGAAAATTTTTAAATCAAGCAATAAAAACAGGTGGAGCTGCTTCGGTTGTAGGGATTGTAGGATTAGGATTATTAGAAACAGAGGCTGAAGCAGCGAGTGGTGAATCACTTGTAGAAAAAGGATTAAGCACTGGGGAAAAAGTGGCTGCTGGAACAACAGCAGGATTAGGTATTTTAACTAAAGCAGGAAGAAAAGCATTAGGTACTTTAGTTAATTTAGGTACAGGACCAACTGGTATGATTGCTTTAAATAAAGTTTTTGAACCTGAGGGTGGGTATGATTTAAGTAGAACTGCAGATAGATTAGGTTTTGAATTAGAAGCTGCACTCGCACCAACCTTAGTAAAAGGTGTAACAAGTGTATCTGAAAAAATAAAAAATCCATTAGTTAGAAAAGGAATTGAAACATTAGCTGGAATAAGAATACCTTTTGCACTGAAACCTACAACTGCATTGAAAATTGCAAGAGCTGCATCACCTGTAGGTATTGCATTATTAGCTGGTGAAGGTGTATATAAATTAGGTAAATTGGGATATGAAGACCAAAAAAGATTTGATGCACTATCTCCCGAAGAACAAGAAGCTGAAAGAGCTGAACAAGAAGCATTTGCATTTGATATTACAGGAGCATAATGAATAAATACCCTAAAGTACACTTACTACCACCTAAATCTGGTCCTCAACCACAAGGCTTGAATTTAAAATATAACAATGTTAAAACAGTCCGATTGGAGAAAATAAATGGCAGAAATAGACAAAGCGCTACCAAACGTAGATGAAACTATAGAAGTAACTCAAGATGAGATGGTTCAAGAAATATCTGAACCAGAAAACGCAGGATTTCCATCTGAAGTAATTGAAAACGAAGATGGATCTGTAGATATTAATTACGGTGAAGATCAAAACTTACCGCCCCCAACAGACCACAACGCAAACTTAGCAGATTATTTAGACGAAACAGAATCTGGTAGATTAAGCGCATCATTAATAGAAAATTATAGAGATTACAAAGCATCAAGAAAAGATTGGGAACATACTTACACAACTGGACTTGATTTATTAGGATTTAAATATGAAAAAAAATCAGAACCGTTTCAAGGTGCCTCGGGCGCGACTCACCCGGTTTTGGCTGAAGCTGTTACACAGTTTCAGGCTCTCGCTTATAAAGAGTTACTCCCGGCTACTGGACCAGTAAGAACACAAATTTTAGGAATCAACACTCCACAAAAAGTTCAACAAGCGAACCGTGTAAAAGAATTTATGAATTATCAAATCATGGATCAAATGAAGGAATACGAACCTGAGTTTGATTCTATGTTATTTCATCTTCCACTAGCTGGATCAACTTTTAAAAAAGTTTACTATGATGATTTATTAGGACGAGCTGTTTCTAAGTTTGTCCCTGCGGACGATTTAGTAGTTCCGTATTCTGCTACCTCATTAGAAGATGCGGAATCCATCGTTCACGTAATTAAAATTACAGAAAATGATTTGAGAAAACAACAGGTCATGGGTTTCTACAAGGATGTAGAAATACCCGAACCTGGACAAGCACATGAAACAGAAATTGAAAAGAAAGAACATGAACTAGAAGGCATGAAAAAAACAGGTAAGAATGAAGACCTGCATACACTATTAGAGTTTCATATTGATTTAGATTTAGATGGATTTGAAGATATTGGACAAGATGGTGAACCAACAGGAATTAAATTACCTTATGTTGTAACAATAGAAGAAGACTCAAGAGAAATTTTATCTATTAGAAGAAACTACGCACAAAACGACCCATTAAAAAGAAAAATAAATTACTTTGTACACTTTAAATTTTTACCAGGACTAGGTTTTTATGGTTTTGGTTTAATTCATATGATTGGTGGATTATCAAGAACAGCGACAGCTGCTTTAAGGTCTTTGTTAGATGCAGGAACGTTATCAAATTTACCTGCAGGATTTAAACAAAGAGGAATAAGAATTAGAGATGATGCACAATCAATTCAACCAGGAGAATTTAGAGATGTAGATGCGCCAGGCGGAAGTATTAGAGATGCCTTTATGATGCTTCCATACAAAGAGCCTTCATCAACTCTGTTACAGCTTATGGGTGTCGTAGTTAATGCAGGACAAAGATTTGCTTCCATAGCAGACCTGCAAGTAGGTGAGGGTAATCAGCAAGCCGCGGTGGGAACGACAGTCGCCTTGCTTGAAAGAGGAAGCAGAACAATGTCTGCAATTCACAAAAGAATTTACGCAGCCTTAAAAGAAGAATTTAAATTATTATCACAAGTATTTAAAACATACTTACCCCAAGAATATCCATATGACGTCGTCGGTGGCCAAAGAATGATTAAACAAATGGACTTCGATGACAGGATAGATATATTGCCAGTTGCTGACCCGAATATTTTCTCTCAATCACAGCGAATATCTTTAGCGCAAACAGAGTTACAGCTGGCAATGTCAAACCCTCAAATTCACAATACATACAATGTTTATAGAAACATGTATGAAGCGTTAGGTGTAAAAGATGTAGATTCAATATTAATACGTCCTCAGCCACCTGCTCCAAAAGACCCTGCACTAGAACATATTGATGCGATGGGTGGAAAACCTTTTCAAGCTTTCCCTGCACAAGATCACAGAGCACATATTACAGCTCACTTAAATTTTATGGCTACTAATATTGCTAGAAATAATCCAGCTATCATGGCAAGTTTAGAAAAAAATATTTTTGAACACATATCATTGATGGCACAAGAGCAAACTGAAATGGAAATGGCTCAAGAGATACAACAAATCCAACAAATACAACAACAAGCTCAAGCAAATCCTGCAATGGCACAAAATCCACAGGTTCAAATGCAGTTAAAACAGTTTTCAGACAAGTTTGAAGCAAGAAAAGCTGTGTTGATTGCTGAAATGACTGAAGAATTTATGAAGGAAGAGAAAGATATCACTTCTCAATTTGATAATGACCCTCTTGCTAAGTTAAAAGCTAGAGAATTAGACTTAAGAGCAGCTGAAAATCAAAGAAGAAAAGAATATGAGTCTAAAAGAATTGATTTAGATCGTATGAAAGCAGTCATGAATCAACAAAACCAAGACAATAAGTTAGAACAGAACGAAGAATTAGCAGAAATGAGAGCTGAAACTTCAATTGAGAAAACTTTATTGCAAAATGCACTTAAAAACGATAGATAGTTAAGTAAAAATAGGAGAATTATGATCAAAACTCAGTCAAAACACGTAGATTTTAAAAAATTTACAAACAAAGATGGTCTTTTAAAAGGCGGAGTACCTGTTGAGATGTCAAAACCAAATGAATCTCAAAAAGATAGAGTACAAGGTCAAAGAAGAATGCTAAAAAACAAAAGATCAACTGTAACTTGGTACTAGTATGTGGTTATCGGCAATCAAATTAGCCGTTTCTGCTGGAAGTAAGATTTATGCTAACAAGCAGAAGACGAAAATGGCAATGTCTGAAGCACAATTGATGCATGCAACTAAGATGGCTCAAGGTGAGGAAGCTTACCAAGGC